GAAGTAGCCAGTGTTGGTGTTGGTCGATGTCGTAGTGGAATTCCACGTCGCTGTCAGTGTGCTGGTATCTTTCGTTCCGTACTTGAGGTAGTAGAACTGCCTGGCGTAGGCTTCTTTCAGTTTGGCCTCCACGGACGTGTCTAGGATTGATTGTATGTCACTCCTGTTGTTGAACGTGAACGTGAACTGCTGTACGGATTCCTCCCTGTATATAATACCATCCTCCGCGAAAACTGAAACATTGGAATACGCTCCCGTGGGATCTAAAATTTCTTTTGCCCTGGATATGCCAGACGCCGATCTGTTCACAGATCTAACTTTCACGATCTCCTGTGATGCTGACAGTGGCACAACCTGGTAGTCCTCGGCAGTGACCATCCTGTTCTGCGAATAATAGACCTGTGATGCTTTCTCTCTTATGGAATCGTTTGACTCGGTGGCCGCGGCGTTGTACACGCTGGCCTTGAGGCTCATCGTTATGGTCAGTGTCTGTTGTGCACCGTTGACATCCGTGTATGGAACCGCTAACTGTATGTTCTGCATGTCCGCCGGTTGTATGGCGTACTTGGCGTTGTCACTGGTCCTGTAATAGGTTCTGAATGATCCCAGTGGTAGGTTCGAGAAGTTGCCGTCTCCGAACACCAGGTCAACGGAATCGTTGTTCTTAGTGACCACGTTGTAGATGTTTCTCTCGCTTTTGGCCAGTGAATTGTAAATGGCATTGTTGCCCGACAGTGATGGTACCTTGGTCCACTGTTCAGACACCTGTCCGAACTGATCCAACTTGTACAACCACACGTCGGTGTCGTTGATGTTAGTGGTGTTCAGTGATTTCACGTAGTTTGTCACGGCAGTGTCCACCGTGAAGTCCGTCGACTGTATGGTGCCCTGTTTGAACAGGAAGAAGAATCCTGTGTTGTTAGAACTGTCCCCCGAGCCGTCTGTCCTATAGGTGTAGGTCAGTCCCGTGCCTGCCAATGGACTGGATTCATACACGGAATCTGAATTGTTAATAGTGGAAGGGACTATCTCGAACTGCCTTCCTATGCCTCCAACTGATTTAGTGAACTTAAACAATGGTAGATCAAGTTGGTTTGAACTTAATGTGTAAACCTCCGTTTTTATACCACCTATGGTTCCTGACTCCCTAGGGTTTCCAAACAGTTGTCCTGTCTGATTCGCGGCATTCAATATGGCCGTGAACTGTTCCCTGTAGTTGGAATTGGCGGAATCATTCCACACGATAGTAGAGTTGGCTAAATTCGTTCCTGTGCTATCTGAGACATCCTGTGTGGTGGATATGGAATCTATCTTCAACAAACCTGTTGCTGGTTTATTTCTCTTGGCGTTGTAGTTTATCAGCCTCGCTAATCTTAGAACCGAATTCCTTCTCTCCGCAGTCTCCAGGAAGTTCTCCCTGGCGTTGAGGTCCACCCTGAAAGAGAGGGCTTGTGCTATGTAGGCTATTAAATCTATAAGCGCGACATATTCAGAACTCTCTACAAAGTCATTGAAATCATCTGGATAGTTCTCCCTCAGGTAGGCGACCATGGTCCTACGCAGGGTCTCGAAGTCGTATGATTTGAAATCGGCCTGTTGGAAGGCCTGGTATATCTTCCTCCAATCTTCCGCTACGAGCAATCTATTCTGTCTGTCTGTTGTGGCCATACTGTTTGTACGGATATTTATGTGATAGAATATGTACGTATATTAAGATAGACGAAGCAATGAGTTCTCGTCGAAACCAAACCTCAGTTTCTCAGTTATATTCAATGGAACATATGTTATCGTGGCCTGTATGGCTATGCCCTTGTCCGCCTGCGACACCAGTATCTCCTGCGTCGAAATACGAGGATCTGCATTTAGATTGGTTGTAACATCCTCTACTATGGCATCCTTCAGCGCCTCCGTGAATGGCTCAAAAAGTGCATCGTATATGATTGTGCCGAACTCGGGATTCTCTACCCTCTCACCCTTGCGCACTGATAACCTGTTGATCAGGTCCTGCTTGGCCACCTCAAAATCGTAAAGTTTAAAGTTCTGCCTCTCCGCACGACTACTGAAACCCTTAAAAGTCACTTTCTTGTTAGATAGGCTATTTGAATTGCTATCGTAGTCCATGCTTTGTATTTACTTCCTAAAATCTGAAGAAATTCCTCACAGCGCCCAGCGCCTGGTTTTTGATGGATTCTATCTTACCGTATATGAAATTCATGGCCGCGGACTTAGGATCATCAATCAATTGCTGTATCTCCGTGGCCTTGCCAACGAGGTTGTTGAGATTAGTGACGGGTAATTTTATCTTATCATTAAGGTTCACTACCTTGCCAAGTTTGTCTGCTACAGCCTTAATGGATGGCTGTTTTAACAGTTCTGCCTTGATCACTTTCAGTTCCGTGGCCGAAAGATCTGGACTTGACGCTTTGATCTCCGCCATGGCCTCGTCAATAAATTTTTTCTTACGGGCTGTGCTACTCTGCCTGTCATATGGTTCGTGTGTGACGAAGTCCGTAACCGTGGTCCTGTTGTCTATTTTGGTAACCTTGCCCTGTGTTAATGGTCGATCATCATCGATGTCTATCAGTCCTTCGGTAACCTTTATTCCTATCGCATCTGCTTTCAACCAACTAGGTCCCCAAGTGCTACTCGCACCAACCGAATTGAAGTGCACTTGTGATCCCGATAGATCTATTCTACCTTTTGCACCATGGAGTTGCACACCGTCTGTGAATGATGATATGCCATCTTTGCCGTAGTTCCTCACTGAGCCTTTTTGTGAACTGTTCAATATGCCTTTTTCACCCATGGCGAAAAGATAACCCTCGGCGTTGAGTGCTAGATTGGTCTCTGATGTGAAATTGATCGTGCCCTTGGCATGGAAGTTAATGTTCATATCCGAGTGTAGATTGAAATCTCTGTTCGATCTCAGATTAATGCCACCGTCCGAGTACATACTGATCGTGCCGTCCTTGGCCATTTCTATGAAAGCCTTTCCTGAACCATTGGCCAGATACACCACGCCCTCTGTGTCGTGCATCAGCAGTTGGTGTCCCGAGGCCGTCCTCAACCTTGTGAGTTGATTGTCTCCATTAAGGTCTCCATCATCCATCACAAAACTGTGTCCTGGGTTTCTATCGGGGCGGACAACAGTGTCGTTCAATCCTATGTTCAATGTCCGCGAATCATTACGGATCCTGCCTGGTGTGTTGATGCCAAACACCCTGCTAGGTGACTCACGTCTAGCAGACGAAGAGGTAGTACCCCTGATTTGATCCTGAACCAACCCCTGTGACTCTAATTGGTCAGCCAAAATGTCATTTAACGGAATTTTCCATTTGTCCGCTGTCTGCAGGACCTCGCCGTCTTGGAAACGCCTCTGGTTCTTCTCACCCGCGGGCAGGAAGTCCGTGCCATAAGTTTTCTGTCCTGTTATTCCTCTTTCTCTTCCGGTGCTGGAATTGTACTCTGTGTTGTTTGACGATCCATATCCTGGTACCTGTTGGTTTACTAGTGGTTTCTGCACACAACCTATCCAGAAAGCACTGGAAGTCTTCTGCTCACCCTTGGCGAATATCACCAACACGTCTGTGTCCACGTCCGGTGGCACCGCCCACAATCCATAGGAGTGCTGGGTGGTCTTATAACTGAACGGATCACTCTCTGACACAGCTCGTATAGATTTCGCACCGTAGAAGGGCGAAAGATACTGACACCATATTATCTGTTCTGGTTTTGGATTGTTGGTCAGTGTCAGCGCCGGCACGTTCACTCCCAGTCTGCCCATTTTCAGAGGATCGTTGGTCACCTTGACCGTGCCAATGTACGGACCTGGATCGTTGTCAACGAACTGCTCATTGAACGACTTCTGGTTGTCCTGTGTGTCTGTGAATCCTCCTGAAGTGTATGCCATACTCTAATTTATCCTTCCTTATTTGTTAAAAAAACCTTTATACCTCCTAGGAGCGTCCTTGAAGATTTTCTTTAGTTCACTGTTCACGACCCGGCTTTTTATTGTGTCCACTGATACCTTACTTAACTTACGCGCCTCTGCACCAAGATAATCTTTGTCCATTGCTGTTTTTATCTCTGTGAAACTCTTGCTAGATGAATTTAGCAGGACAGGATCCGCGCCTTCACCTTGTTGGTTGTTAAATCTGCTACAATAAAGCGTCTGTAGGAACTGTCCTTGATCAAACTTGCTTTCTATCTTGTTGACCTGATAAAGACCGTTGAAGAATAAGTTTTCGTCCCTAAACAATTTCTGACCATCTACCCCTTCCGAGAACATTGTGCCCTCCTTTTCGTCTATGTCGTCGGGCAAACGATATCTCACATTTATGATGGGTTGGAACTTGTCCGCACTAAAACTTTCCGAGCTCTCATCAAAGGGTGCGTCTTCCCCAAAGGTGGTCCTTCGATCACCATGTATCGGCATGTACATGTCCTGGCATATGTAGGCGGGATCTCCTAGTATCTCTAACTCTATCTTCATCATGTCCACCTCCGGATGGGTGAGATAGTCATAGAACATCTGTGCTTTTGCGTCCTCCGGCCTCGTTGTGGACATTGTGTTAGGCCCTTTGATGCTGGATGGGTACTGCCTCAGGGGTAGTAATGGTTCAGGATCTCGCTCCAGTCCAAAGGCCTTCTTGAAGGATTCCCCTATGTGTGTGAACAGTCCCTTTTCTGTGTCGTTCTTGTCCTGTGCCCTGGTGTTACGCATGTAGTAGGCCGTCTTGTAGTTGATACGTAGGTTCTGCACATCGGTGTTTTCTCCGGTGTAGATGTAGTTGTACTCCTTGTGCACCTTTCTGCTCCAGTCCACGTTGCCCAGCGAAACACCAGGTGGCATGAATTTCAGTATATGGATGCGGAAAGGCACCGCCTGGAATATGATCCTCTTCGGTGACATCTTGGTAATGGGATCGATCCTTGTTGGATCAGGCGTCTCCACTGTGGTCTTTATCTTGAACCAATCCACGTATTGATTATTCATCAATACCTGCTGGAACTGTTTGCTCTTGATTATTTCCCCTACGCTGTTTTTGTCCTTGAGTTGAGTTTCGTCAAAATCACCAGTGCCCCTGAGGTATGCTGTCCAGAAATCATTGGCCAGTGCCTGGTAACCTAACTGCGATCTCACAGCGTCCTCGAAATACTTGTTGAGTGCTATGTTAGGATTAGCCTGTGACTCCGATCCTTTTGGTCTAGCCGTTGGCACGTTCAATGGTGTGCCAACATCATTGAGCACGACATCGCCATAAATGGATTGATCTTTAACAGCGCCCGACTGGTTGGTGCTCTGAGTCTGTTTGTCATACTTGCCACCGAATTTTTCCACATCAGGATGCACATCAAATACGTACTCGTCTAGATAGGTCCTTGTGAGATCTTCGTCACGTTCCTGCTCCTGTTGGATAGTCAGTGCCTGTATGGCGTCCCTGATCCAACCGTATATGTCATCGGCCTGTGACGTGATCACAGTCCTGGGGTACTTGTACCTGTCGTCATAGGCCATGTCCGTGTATGGCACCGCTGTCACTTGGTACCTTGCTCCGCCCTCGTTGACATCCATGTCAACACGTGCGATCAGTATGGGGATCTTTCTTATTACTTCCGTAAGACTTGTGCCTCCTTTGTTACTTTTGAAAGGCGTGAGGTTTGCGTTGCCTTTGTCATCATTGCCTTTGAACTCTATCGTCAACAATAATGGCGCGTCTTGATAATCGAGGTAGTTGTTGATGGCAGTGGCCGCCCTGACCTTCTCGATGAATGTTATGCCAAACGGCTCATGTATCTCGAACTCCATCTTTGTAAAGTTACCAAGGCTACGTTCGGTGTTTGGACCTGCCGTGCTGATGATGTTGACGTTCTCTATAAAGAGGTCGTGCGCCCTTTCTAATATGTTGATGCTGTCTGAATATTTTAGATTGTACTCGTTGATATTGGCCTGCCTAGTGGCCACTCCTGCATCGCCTGATTCGGCATCGGCGAATTGCCTGGTGGTAACGTTGGCGTTGCCTATTCCACCGGTCCTGGCTATGATGTCGTGTGGTGCGTTTCTTATGAAAGAGTGCGATCGGAGCTCGATCTCGTTGAGCGCACTCAATGTGAATATAGTGTTGTAGGTGGCGTAGCCGTGTAGAATGTTGTCACGTAGATTAGGTTTATTTTTCTGGGCCATCTAAATCCCTAAGTCTGTGTTGACATTTGCTGGCTTTGGCAACTGTATGGTCACTCCCGGTCGGAAATCGTATATGGGGTCCTCTATCTGGTCTGGATTGCGTTGTGCGAACACCCACCATAGTCGAGGTGTGCCATACAGGTCATAGGCCAACAGGTCTGGCCTGTATGCGTATGTCCTCTCTATGGTGTAACTCTGGTCGTCGTCCTCCGCAGTTATCGGTCTAGGAACGAATATCTCGAGACTGACTTCGTTTTGTGGTGTTGCGAAGTAGGGCGACGTGGATGAATATTTGGCCATTAGATGAATCCTATGCCGGTCTCCTTACCGTTGAGCTTTCCCCTGGCAAACTCTGACAGTGAAAAATTCTTAATGGATTGCCTGCTGTAAACCGGAGTGACCAGCACAGAGATGTTAGAAAGTGTGGGCGCCCAGGTCTGTGATTCATAATCACCGTCTGTGATAGCATTTCTTGCCGCTTCGATATCTATAGGGCGTCCGGTGTATGGATCATAACTTAAACCTGCATCAAGATACCCTTGTTGTTGTGCTACAAAATCATCTCTCATACGATCGCCTTTGCTTCCTTGCTTGGTGGATATGTAGTCGATGCCGGGTCTAAGTTCAACGTTGAAAGTGTTCACTATCACGGGAACGTTGTTAAACATGTGGTCACCGTATCCTGAAAGATGTAGGATCGGTGGTGGATTGCCGTGCAGAGGTTGATCCCCTTTACCAAAATACATTTTTGTAACAGTCCTCAAGAAATTTACTGTTGCCACCCAGTGTGCCGCATCATCTGAGTTTTGTACCGGAAACTCACCAATGATGTTCATAGAATCAACTTGTGAATTCTGGTAGGCTTGGAAAGGGTAATTGCTGTGAGTCTGCGACAGTGGATTATAGTTGGCCGAGTGCTGTATCACCACCGCTGGTGTCAACGGCCAGAAGATTCCACGAGCATCCTCTAACGGTCTAAGCAATTCGTTATTGGCCAGTATGGATTCGTACACACTATCGGCGTTAATAGGAATCTGCAATCTCACACGCCAGTCTTTAGTATCACTACGACCCGACCACTTCGCTCTGGCCTGTGCTATCCTGGAGTCTGTGGAAATACCCGCACCTGTAAGCCTGCCCAGGGTCCTGTTGAATATGTCCTGCCCTACTCCTTTGATTATTTTACCCAGCGTTGCCATGTTTTATAGGTTGCTTTTCCTTGTTAAATTCTGTATACTTTAACTATATTTATAGGCACAATTTTAGGCGCACTTAATTACTCTAGCGGCACGATTCTAACAGACCTGTTTGTGGTCACTTTACATTATATTAAACAAAGGAATTTATGAAGAGAGTGAAATATCTTAACAACAGGGATCTCTTGGCACAGATACACGCCAGCAAGAACACCTACTGCTCGTACGTCACGCCCGAGGACGCGGACTACGACATCATAGTGCCAAACCTTAAAAAAATAAATGTGAGATCCATAGCGGAGGCCAAGAAGTCCAGGGCCAAGCGTATGACACAGGAGGCCTGGGAGCGGGCCAAGGAGTCGGGCGAGAAGAAGATCAAACTGGCGGACTACACCATATCGCCCAGGAAGATAGACAAGACGGATCTGGTGTTCCGTGTGATGATGTTCGACCACGTGCCCATGGATGACGAGCGTAAACGCAATCCCAAGAGCACTGCGGACCATCACAGCAAAGTGAACTTCCCACCGTTCCAACACTACAGGATCGACCGGAAGGGCAAACTGAAATGCGTGGGCAAGAGCCATTGGGTCGGAGGCATGGACAACGGACACTTCTCGGCGGATCATGGCAAGATGACCAACCAACTGGCCTTGATGTACATGAAGTTGTGTGAGAGATATGGTACCAGGGCCAACTGGAGGGGTTACACCTACAATGACGAGATGCAGTCACAGGCCCTGATGCAGTTGAGTCAGATAGGCTTACAGTTCGATGAGTCAAAGTCAGACAACCCGTTCGCCTACTACACGGCGGCGATAACCAACTCGTTCACTAGGATCCTGAACATAGAGAAGAAGAACCAGGCCATCAGGGATGACCTGTTGGAGTTCAATGGCATGATGCCCAGTTTCACGAGGCAGAATGAGAATGACACGAGTACCGCCAGTTACAAGAAGAAGATGAAGACCGTGCATGGCGACGTTCATGAGGTCAACAAGACCGGACTGGCCAAGCTCAACAAGGCGTTGAGGAAGAAGGGCAAACTGGACGCCGAGGACTTCGAGGAGGTCAAGTTCAAGAACAAGATCGACATGACCAACCACAAACCAACCGTGAAGAAGAAATGGTAGAAATATGTTTTTCAAGAAGGTAGCCTGTTTCACGGACATACACTTCGGACTCAAGGGCAATTCCAGAGTTCATAATGATGACTGTGAGGC